ATTTCACTAAAGGGTGTCCATGAAACTATACTAGCATCATGAAGTTTCAATTCCTCATAGGTAAGATAGAAACGAAAATGATTATCTCGGCATGATTAAGTATACCCAGTAGTTTCAATTCCTCATAAATTATAACATTTATCTTGTGAATTGTTGCTAATTTTTAAAACCCTTGAAAATCAAGGGTTTTTCTTTTTCATCTTAGCGTAAATCCGAGTGAATTTCTGAGGCAACAAGTAGCTTTTGTCCCCAATTTGTCCCCATAAAAATTTAAGGCGGACTTTTCTCCGCCTTCTTTTATTTTATTTCCGCTTGTAACAAAATTGATTCTTTATCGCCTTTATATGTATACTGCACATTATTATGATTATTTACTTTCGTATAGTCCATTAGATTGTTTTTACTATCGGTAAGTCCTAGTTCAGAAACTACCTTATTACGTTCTCCATAGCTTAAAGAATCATCGGCTATACCGACCAGTAGAACAAAAGCAAAATTTAAATCCTCTTTTTCAGCGAAAAGAGTGTCTGGCATTGCTGCAAGGGTTATCTTGTTATCTTTGATAAATACATGAATGTTTTCAGATAACGCAATAACATGCTGACCATCCTCATTTTCTTCACTGGAGATGATTTTCAAATTTGTCTTTTCCCCCATTTGTTTTAATGCTTCTGAAATTCTGCTTTCAATTTCTTTCGGATCCACTTCTGTCTTTGATTCTGTTTTTTCAGAATTGCAACCCACCAAAAACAACATAAAGACAACCGCTAAAATTGAAAATAACTTCCTCATTTAATACATTCTCTCCTATTCCTTTTTACCTACATATTACCATATTTGTATTTTTTATTTACCAAAAATTTTCACCTTTTAACAGAACATATATTCGGTTATAATAAGAACAAATGTTCTCTTTCGAGGTGAAATTCATGAACGGTTTGCTGCTGAATGCCAAAAAGTACGGTTTTGCTTTAAGGATGATCTACATGAACGATCAAGGGGTAATAACAGAAAGATTGATTACAGTAAAAGACTTTAACGATAAATACATTCGTGCTTACTGTCATTTTCGAAAAACTTTTCGAACGTTTAAGAGATCGAACATCCTTTCAATTGGTCTAATAAAGAAACGAAAAGTAGGGTGAAATGAATGGGCAGATATGGTCAATATCAAGGTAGATACCACATCATGCTGTCATATTTTAAGGGGACGAAAAGGCATGTCCAAGTCATGGACTTTGCAGGCGCTCAAATGATTACTTTTACAATGGATGAGCTGGAAAGTGATGTGATGCCACTGGAGTTGAAAAAATATATTAAAACAATCGAAAAAGAAATAAATGAAGGTAAATGGGATTATAGGAGACCGCGTGGAATGAAGAATCATTCTCCTACGTTTTAAGGGTTTTATAAAGAAATGCAATGTCATTATATATAAAAAGCAGATGAACTTCCGTTTAATAGTTCATCTGCTCACTGCAACTTTTTTCTCATATTTACAATAAGGACAAAATGAAAATTTATCGTAGTCAGTTTGATTGTATTTTACACTTTTATGTATTAGATGATGGTAATCGATAAATAACGGATACATTACGTTTTTTCTATTATTATAAATAGCTATTAATCTGACAGATTGCGATATTCCTAATTGCCAATAACTAAAAGTATCATCCTCTATACTATCAAGCAACCTCTTACCATGAATTGATTCCACAATTTTTTCAACAAATTTAATCTTCTCTTTTGGAATAGTATGACAATGAGGAAACTGTTTTTGTTGATTAGTTTTAATAACATTCCAATTTTCCTGTACTGTTGGTAATATTTTATGTAACAACTCAAAAATAAAACTCGCAAATTGCGAATCATCCTTTAAATGATTGGTGAATTTTCCATTTTTAATGCTTCTTAACCAATTTTTATAAGAGAAATCAAATATCAATAAATTACTGGGAACTTCGGGAAGAATTGAATTAGAAACTCTATTCTTAGGTGTTAAAGTATTTTTTACTTTTTTATTATTTTTTCTTACCATTTTACCCCTGTATTCTTTGTATATAATATTCAAAAATGTCTTTATCTTTTATTACCTCAGTGCAACGATCAAGTGGTTGATAACCTTTTCTCGCGTTCAACCAAGGTGCCTCTTGATGCGTAATTGTTTCTAATTCATTTCCATTATATTTTCCGTAAACTTCCCAGACTTGTTCAAGGATATCTTCAGTATCTTCATCAAATTTAGGAACTTCACCATTAAACTGTTCAATCGGTTTATATCCCCTGTCCCTATATTGATTATAAACTTTGTAAATTACAGGACCATGAACCCAAGCTTCAAATTCTTCATCAAACAAACGATTTTCAAGATTATCACTAGATTCATTTTGCAATGTTAAATACCAAGAATAAGCATAATACAATAACTTTTGTAATTTTTTTGGTGTCATTTCGCTTTTTGAAAGAAACCATTTAATTACATCTTCCACATTATACATTTCTATCCTCCCCCCTTGATTAAAATATATCATAAACATCAAAAACAGACTATTACCTTTTTAACGCGTATTATTAATTATGGTAAAACTTTATTTTTTTAAACATTATTGCTTATTTTATTTAAAGAAAATTAAATTTTCCTGCATTATCTAGCTCAGATAATTCAATTATCTCGGTTTTTCAAATTTTTCTTTTCATAATAATATGGGATCAAAAAAAACGAGGTGATCTCATGAACAAGCGCTGCCCCATATGTAGAGAAGCGTTTGAAAAATATTCCGTTGTGTATTTTGACCGCAATAACGTTTTCTACCATGTACCGTGTGTCAAAGATTTAACCAATATGAAAGGCATTGGCTGGCTGAATGCTGTGCCAGAATTACGTCCATTCCCGCCGCTCGAGTGAGTGGATTTTTTTATGCAAAAAAAATTTTAAAAAGCTATTGACTGATACGAATTCGTATCATATAATAAAATCAGAAAGTTGATACGAATTCGTATCAAATAACAAGAAAGGGGAATGGAAAATGAAAAAAGTAATGGTTAGAGCTTGGGAAATCGCTAAAGAAGGAGTGAAAAAATTCGGCGGCAAAGTAAAAGAATACTTTGCAATGGCTCTTAAATTAGCTTGGAAAGAAGCGAAAAGAATCGCTGCAGATCAAACAGGTTCCATCAAATTGATGGGCTCCGAAAAGCAAATCAAATGGGCAGAAGATATTCGCAAGGTAGTTGTCGAAAACATTGATGTAGTTTTCGAAGTGATCGAAAGAGCTTTAGACGAAAACAAAAATGAACTATCTGAAAGAAAGCTCGAAAGAGCAGAAAAAGCTATCGAAGAACTCAAAAAAATTACTAATAACTTCATCGAAAACGAAGAAAACGCCGCAGCTTGGATCGACAAATTTAAAGCTGTTACACGTGAAAGAAATGTTAAAAGAGCGATTTTTGAAGCGTTGCAAAATGAAGTTGAAAATTTTGATATTCGTGTTGCTCGCGCTGTTAATGACGTTTTTGTCACAGCTGACATTAAATTTTTGAAAGGAGAGTTTTAATGATGTTTTTGTATCAAGTTGTCACACCTGCCGAAATAGAAAAAATATTTTCCCTGCCGGAAGGATCCGTCCGAAGGGACATAAAAAGAAAATTATTTAGAAGATCAGAAATCAGAAAAAGTGGCGCAACGTGGTTAATCACGTTGCGTGAAGCGAAAAGGGTCTATCAAGACCACGAAGATCGCATCCCAGTCAAAAAAGACTGGGATTGGATTAAGGCTTATGTCGACAGTGAATTGAATCCGGTTCTTGAAGAGGAAATTTCTGAGTTTTTGGGTGACGCACCGTTTGATCGCATCTATGAGCTGTACTTTGATGCGATCGAGGGGATCGGCATAGAAGATGAAGGGGAATACCTCAGCTTTGTGGAATGGTTTTATAGATTCAGGGAAAGTTATGAGGGAGTTGAATATTAAGTGAAAAAAATCAAGCTATTTAGGAATGAAGATGGTGTTCTTGTTATCGAAAAATGCGGCATTATTGAGGAGCATTATCTTACAGAAGGATCTTTTTTGGAAGACGTGGAAGCATTATCGAAAGACGGATATTTAGAAATTTCAAACGATATATGGAAACTTGTCAGACCTGTCGTTAAAAACAGAAGAAAACAATATATTAAAAGACATAGAGAATATTTTCAAAAATATAGAGAAATATGAAGCACGACCGAAAGGCCGTGCTTTTTTATTTCACCCGCAATTTTTGACCAACATAAATTTTGTTTACGTCTTTTAGTTTGTTCCAAGATTTAATTTGTGCGATGCTGCTGCCGTATTTAGCAGCCAATTCGGAAACGGTATCCCCTTTTTTGACGGTGTGATAAATAGCTTTTGAAGCTGAACCTGTTAATTTTATCTTTTGCCCAGGATATATGAGATTGGGATTTTTGATATTGTTTAATTTTATCAATTCATTAACAGTCGTTCCATATTTTTGAGCAATTTCTGAAAGGGTGTCTCCTTTTTTGACTGTATATACTGATACTGTTGATTTTGTGGCACTAACTTTTTTCACTGGTGCTGCGCTTTTCGTTCCCTCTGTAAAATATTCCAGCTTTTTATCACTAATAATCATATTCAAGTCCAGATCTCCGTTGTACCCATCAAGTCGCCCAACGCTTGTATATTGCCAGATGTCGCACGGGAAGTCCGGTTTGGTTTGCGGTTTACCGTTAT